TCTGAACCAACGCGACTCCCGCTGGGTGTTGCGCAACACGAAAGCGACCCCGTCCGCTGCGTCAGTGTCGTAGTGGAGGGAACCGTCCGTGTATGCGCTCTTTGTCAAGAAGCGGTTGAGGGTCTTCGCGGAGTTCATGTACTCTACGCGGTAGGACGGCCGGCCATTCTCAACTGACCGGTAGAAGGCGTGCGACGTGTACTCGGCGACAGGCACACCAGATGATGTCAACGGCGTGCCAACTGTCAACGACCCCGGCTTGGTGTTGATGCCCCATGCGGAGAGCGTCTCCAAGACATCGTCGATGTCCAAGCCGTAGGTCGCAACGGTGAGGTCGTCGCCCGTCGCCGCCGTAGTGCGATTGCAGAACCCCTTCCGGCGATACCAAGCGGCACGAAAGGTGTTGGTGCGCACGATGCTGTTGTTGGCCGACGTGCTAGCATGTCCACTAGCTAGCATTCCTGCCTGGTCGTTCACGACCAGGGTCTGGCCAAGTAGCAATAGATGGCGGTTGTCCAGGTGGCACAAGACCCGCAACAGGCGCTTGTACCACCAGACGTAGTCGCCTGTGCACCGCTCCACAGCAGCGATGCGCACATCTGTGGCAGTGGCGAGGTGGTCCTCCATCAAAGAGGCGTCCCACCCCTCTGCGTCCATAGAGGCAACGCCGCCAGTGGCCATCTGGCGCTCCAACGTGCGCGCGATCTTCTCCAAGCCGACATCATGGTGTCCAATGCCAAGCGCCACCACGTCACCGAAGTGGGCTGCCTGGTAGACATCAATCAGGCTGTGGTTGTACTGCACGTGGGCGATCGCGCGGATCAAGCTGTCGACGAACGAGAGATTGTGTATCCGTCGATAGCGCTTGGCAGCCAGCTTCTTGGCCGAATGCGGTTCTCCTTTTACAAAGAGAACCTGAGGATCGCGCAAGGCCAGGCAAGGTCCGGTGAAGTACTTGCGCAAGCGCTCGTCGCAACCCGGCTTGGCGCCCAGCCAAGTCCCGCTGTCATACCAGTGCTCGGTCTCACGGGCAAACGCGACCAAGTGGAGCAAGGCGTAGCGCTCCGCAACGACGTTGTAGAGTTGCTCCTGGTAGTGGAGCTTCACAGCGCCCTTGTTGCCACCATTGGCCCATACGATGCCCGTCCAACCGGAGGACTTCGAGTCATCGGAGCTGATGAACGCCTGGCGATAGCACTCGGGCAAGCAGCACTGCAACTCCCAATCAGCCTGCTGGAACATGGGATAGTCAGTGAACAACTTGTGGCCGGCGCTCTTCCAAGCCTCCGTGAACTCGCGAGCCATGCGAGCCTTGGCCGTAGACCGTCGCTGCCCATCATAGCGCAGCGAAGCCATCAAGCCCTCCTCAGAAGTGGAGGGAGTCTTGTAGCTCTCGATGTCCTGCAGCAAGTAAGAGAACGCGACATCTTCTCCACCCACCCGGGCGAAGGCCGCCATCATCTCCTCACTGGGCCCTACTGGGTCCACGTGCTTCTTCGTGCGGACATTCGCGTAGCCAACGTTGCTGAACCCCTGCATGCAAGGGCGCCGGGCGTAGCCCCCCTCGCCACCGTACGCATCATCGTACTGGTGGAAGTGCATCTTCTCGAACGATGCATCACAGTACTCGCGGAGGGCTGGGCACGCAACGCGGAACACCTCCTCCGCGTGGTAGCGACTCAAGACATCCAGCGCGCCGGCATCCCCTCGCTTCCAC